TTATTTAAGGAAGTTACGCTCGTCCATTAGGATCTTTATAGTACGTTCTTTTTCGGCCAAAATCTGCTTCAGGTACTCGATCGTTTCCTTGTTGTTTGGCAGATTTTTCGAGCCGGCCACCTTTACCGGCTCACTGTCGAAAAAGTAACCCACAGGCACTTCGAGCACGGCGGCGATAGCTTCTATCGTCTTTGTGTTTGTTGTGCCCCGCCTAATTGCTGACTGAATGGTGGACTCGTCACGGCCAATGCGTCGCGCAAGTTCTCTAATAGTGATTTCTTTTGCTTCGCATAAATCACGGATTAACAGAAAATTAGCCATACTTAGTTCATTTTGTCGTTATTGTTAAACAATTTTTAACAGGAATTATTTACCTTATTCGGGTAAATAATTCTACCTTTGCAGGGTAAAATTACGCATTTTAAGTAAACTATGCAAGAAAATAGGGTAAAAAATTCCACAGCCGTGACACAGGCACGGTGCGACGGTGAGATACTTACCGCCTGGCTTAACAGCGTCCCACATGGCGACTATAAGCAAGTTTTGGCCGCCATTCTGGAGGCGTGCCTGGTGCCAGTCACTACACTGGATAACTGGAGAAAGGGCAAGTGCCGTATCCCGGAGCTCCACAAAGCCAAGATCAACGAGATAGCGCAAAGGCAAATATTTTAATAACCTATAGGCTGGTGGCCGCCGCTGACGGGCGAAAGGGCGACGGCCGCCAGTTCTATATTAACGTAAATTTGTTATGAGAATTATAATTTACAAGTTTGGGGCGTTTCCCAACCAGGTGGCGAAACTGGTACACATCGCCCACCGCTGGATCCTGGCGGTACCGGCCGACGACAAGAAGAAGGCAGTAGTTCGCACGCTGGACGGCGACGAACGCGTCGAGCTGTACAAGGTTACTAACAACGTCGAGGACAATAATTATAAATTCAGCCTTATACACTTCACCGACGTGCCAGGCTATGAGGATAAGGTCCCCGATATTATTTATAACACACTTTGCGACATATACCAGAATGATATAAAACAGACTGAAGTATGACCGACGAACAGAGAAAACACAAACGCAAAGTTTACGGACTTCGTTACAGGATGAAAAAGAAAGGCTACCATTTCGCTGGCCGTGGTAATTGTTGCACCATTCCGGACGATAATAGCAGCCGGTCGCCCCTCATGGAGAAAAGATCCAGGGCCCTGGGCTTTAATATTCAATACAGTTTAATGCCCCTATTTGCTGAAAATATGGGGGGGGGTAGGTAGTCTTTTATCGGTTCTTTGCGTCGTTGTTTCTTTGTGCGAAAATGCAGTTACCAACCTTTAAACATATTTCGTTATGATAACCCCGCAAATGCTTTACGAGGCCACAAACAACGGCCTCGATATTTTACTCTACTACTTCCCACAGGCGCGGGACTGTGCGGGCACAAAGAAGAAATTTAAAGCCCGCGACGGTGAGGACGACGCGTCGGCCATGCTCAGGCAAGGCAAGAACGGCGTGTGGAAGTTTATAGATTTCGGCGACGACGCACGCGAGCACGACCCGCTGGAAATGTGCCAGCAAATCGAAAATATACGCTTTTCGGAGGCGATCGTGAAGCTGGCCGGCCTTTTCAATGTTACCGATGAGCTTAACAGGAACGTGAACCGCCCGGAGTTCAGCGAGAGGGCGGCCAACCAGGACGAAGCGGAGGGAAAGCGTTATTTTGAGCTGTCCCAGAAGTTCACGCCCGACCACCTGGCCGTTATGGGCCCACGTGTGAAGGTGGAGCACATGAAGGCACTACACTGGTACCTGGCCGACTGGGTGAGCTTACCGGTAAAGAACCGAAAAATTAAGAAGAAGCACTCGACCCCCACTTACCCAATCTTTATGCGGGAATGTTTAGTCGAGGAGGCCCACGGCGATAAGCCGGAAGTTAAATTTTATAAGATCTACGAGCCGTTAAACCCCGATAAGCAGTGGCGATTTAGCTACACGCCTGAAGGGGTGAAGCCGAAAGACTATATTAACGGCCTCAGTGAGCTGCGTAACGCGTGGCGCGAAATGAACGACCGCGAGGAGGCCGAATGGGCCCGCGATCCGGTGAACGAGGGCAAGCCATACAAGGAGAAAAAGCTGCCAGAGGCTTTTATTTGCAGCGGTGAGCGCGACGCTATCTGTGTCAAGTCGCTGGGCTACCACCCTATCTGGTTTAACTCAGAAACCTACAAGCTGAGCGACCGCGAGTACCGAGAAATTACCAAATACGTGGAAGTGCTCTACAATATCCCGGACATCGACGCGACCGGCAAGGCCAAAGGCACGGAGCTGGCCCTGCGTTTTCTCGACATCCACACCGTGTGGCTGCCTGAATGGCTGAGCAACTACAGGGACCGCCGCGGCAAGCCGCGTAAGGACTTCAGGGACTGGATCGAGCTACGTAATGAGGGCCGCGACTTCAAGAACCTGATCGCGGTAGCATTGCCGGCGAAATTCTGGACGGAGAAGATTAACGCAAAGAGCAAGTCGAAGGAATACGCCGTCGACGCTGTTTGCCTTCTCTATTTCCTTCGTCTTAACGGCTTCTATAAGCTGCACGACAGCATGGCTGGCACGTCGCAATATATCCATATAACCGGCAACATCGTTAAGAACGTGCCCACCTCCGAAATACGCGAGTTTGTGCACACATGGGGAAAAGAGAACTATTTGCCGCGCGAGCTGCGTAACGTGCTCATGTACACCCCGCGCCTGGGTGACGCTGTGCTTGAAAACCTGGAGCAGATAGAACTGGACTTTACCAACTACACGGCCAACAGTCAAATATTTTTCTTTGCCGGCTCCAGTATCGAGGTGACAGGGCGCGAGATCCTGGAACACCGCGGAACCAGCACAGGACTGAACCACTACGTTTGGGATAAGAACGTATTACAACACCGCGTCAAGCTCATGCCGGACATGTTTACTATAACACGCGACGACACCGGCGAAAAGCCGAAATTTGATATAAAAATCAACTCCACGGCCTCCAAGGTATTCAGCTATATAATCAACGCTTCACGCATATACTGGCGGGAGGAGCTGGAAACAAGCCTGGCCGACCTGAGCTTCGACGAGGCAGAGGAATACCGGCGCGCCCATAAATTTGACATCGAGGGGCCGAACTTGACACCGGCACAGATCGAGGAGCAAAAGCAGAATTTAATTAACAAGTTATTCACAATAGGCTACACCCTCCACCGCTTCAAATCACCATCCAGGGCGTGGGCTCCCTATGCCATGGATAACAAGATCGACGACGAGGGGGAGTGCAACGGTAGAAGCGGCAAATCGCTTATTTTCGCGCTTATTAAGGAGTTTTTGAACAGCGTGAAGCTGAGCGGCCGCAACCCCAAATTAATGGATAATAACCACTGGAATGAGCAAGTAACGCGCCACACCGACCTGCTGTTTATTGACGACTGCGACCGCTACCTTAATATAGGCTTATTCTATGACCTTATTACCAGCGAAATGACCGTAAACCCGAAATATTCACAGTCTTATAACATACCCTTTAAGGACAGCCCAAAGCTGGCATTTTCCACCAATTACGTGCCTTACAACTTCGACCCATCGACCGACGCGCGCCTTCTTTATATGGTTTTCGGTGATTATTACCATATACAGACCGAAATAAACGACTATAACGAAACGCGCGGCGTGCGTGACGATTTCGGTAAAGACCTGTTTGGCCAGAGCTATACGGAACAGGAGTGGAACGAGGATATTAATTTTTTTCTCCAGTGCACGAAATTTTATTTAAGCCTGGCCGGCGAGAGTATTAAACTACTCCCGCCCATGGGCAACATCGTTAAGCGCAAATATAAGGCCGACATGGGCGCGAACTTCGAGGACTGGGCAAACTACTTCTTTGCTGAGAACAGCGGCAATTTGGACCGCGAGATCGTGCGAGAGGACGCATTTAACGCGTATAAGATATTTGCCGGTGTTAACAAGATCACCATGCAGAAATTTACCAAGTCGCTGAAGGCTTTTGTGGCCCTTTGCCCCTACGTCGAGGAAATGAACCCGGCCGACCTGGTGAACGCCCCAGGCCGCCGCATTGTAAGGAAGGTGGACGGCGCGGCCAAAGACATGATTTATTTAAAGAAGGTGGCCGACCCGCCCAAGCCCGCCGAGCCGCAACAGGCGGAATTATTCGGCGACAGCAACGACGGCGGCATGGGGCCGAGCAACGACCCAGAGGCGTGCCCATTTTAATAACACACTAAACAAGTAGCGACATGAAGAAAATAGATATTATCGACACCGTTATAAAACTGGTACTTTTCGCCGTGGCCGTGGTGTGCATTGTAATGCTGATATTAGGCGGTAGGCTCAGGGACAAGAAGCCCGCCGCCTCCATGGCCCAGGACACCGACACGCTGCCGGTGATCGACTGCGAGTGTTGCGAGGACAGCGTGGTGGAGGATGGCTACGGCACATTTTACTACCACCCTGGCCAGGATCCTGAGTGGACTACAGAGAAGTAAGGTATTTTTTTGATAACAATAGGTAAGTTTTTTTCATATTGTAACGAAGATTGTTTTAAGGTTGGGAGCCGGTGGCCGTCGATGGCCGGCGGCTCTTTTTTTGCCCTGTGGGGCCAGTCCTCCCCATACCCCACCCCCTTTTTTTACTCGAAATTATTGTAACTTTGTAACTATTGTTTGAGGAAAACGAAAGGAATTGAAAAAGAAGAGGTTAAGAGTTACAAAAACGGTTACAAAACGCGGTTACAGAAAGTTACAAAAATTTTCGAGATTGTAACCGATGGCAAAAAGGGGGCGAAAACAGGTGCAGCGGGGCGATGGTTACAAACTGGGAAAGGCCGTTACAAATCGGCTGCAGTGGTTTGTAACGTTACAAAGTTACTAAGTTACAACAAGTTAAGAGGCGGTTACGAAGTTACGAAAATTTTGTAACAAAATAGACCTCGCCCAGGAAAGCGATACACAGGAATTATTTACCCTACTGCTATTTTTACCCATCATCCTGGCACACAGAGTGAAGGTGGAAAACTTTTAAAGCCGCCACCGCTGAAGTATGGAATTATTTGCCTATCTTTGTGGCTTAAAACCCCTGCTTTTTTCCAATGATCACGGCTAAGATACAGGTCGAGCCCTATATTGCTGAGTACATTACCGGCAAATATTACAGCCCGGACGATGGCGCGGTGCACTTCCCGCCGTCGCTCGATATCTACGTCACTATTTACGACCTCATGGCACGCCGCCCGGCTTCAGCCGGCACCGACACCGGAAACCTGTGTTTTTGCCTACCTGATCGACGCGAGGCAAACAAGAAGTGCGGCAAGTCACCGGAAAATTATAACTATTTTTCGGAGAAGGCCGTCAAGATCCTGGAACGGCGCATGCGGGTGATGTTGTGGGCTGAGCTCCACGACTTCATGGACGAGAACAAGCACCTGCGGGGCGTTAGGTTTATCGACAGCGTTTTTATTTTCATGCACCGTTACGACATTACCAGCATTTCGGAGGACGCTATGCTGAAGAACTACCAGCGGTGGCGTGACAGTTTGCGACGCTCCAAGAAAAGAGCCTACAAAAAGGCAAAAAAATAGCCCTAAAAATTACCTACTTTGTGGGCCTTTTTGTCCTTTTTTTGCGGTAAAAAGTGCCAAAAAATGCTGAATTATTGACTATCAAATATTTACACAATGAAATTAAAAGACGGTTCTAACTTGATTGTTTCGGGGGCTCATTCTTTGCGCGTCCTGAACGCTAAAAATATCGTTTCGCTGGGAGTGCTTCAGGGAAAAGCCTATATTTTGTCGCTCGACGATGGCACAGAGCTGAAGGCGGTACCGGGCTCGATCACACCCACCGACACGATGGAAGAAGGCAAATATATGAAGGTTATTGCCTTCAAGCTGGGACAGGTGAGCCCGGAACGCACCGCAATGCTGGAGGCCCTAAGAATGTTGCCACTTGTGGCTATCTATGTAGATGAACAGGGCAACACGAAGGTCGCGGGCGATATCGATTTCCCGCTTGTTTTCTCCTACACAATCACCGGCGGCCTGTATGAGTGCCAGCTGGAGGGTGACAATATCGCGCCAAACCCCTACCTTGCCGAATGATTTACCGGCTTTAGTCCTTCTTGCGTCGTTGCCACTTTAGTAGTTTTGCGGTAAAAATAATAAAAGTGAAGCGACTACAGGAAATTTTTGCCGGCAACTGGGCCATAGCTCCAAAAGACTACGAGGCATTTTGCGCGCTGCTTATGCCTTGCATCATCCGTGGCAACCTGGACCAGGCCGAGGCACAGCTCAATAAATACGGCGTGAACATTTACGCCGCTTTTCCCACCAATATAGCCAACCGCTGGGAGCTCGACGACGACACACTGCCCGAAAACAGCGTGGCCGTTATCGTGCTCGAAGGCGTGCTGCTGAGCTGGGAAACTTACCGCCTGGAGAGAATGATCCAGGAAGTAGAGGAAAACCCCAAAATTTGCGGCGCGGTGCTGTGGATCAACGGCCCCGGCGGCATGGTGGCCCACGTCGATGTGGTGGCCTCCATGCTAAAGGCTATGACCAAACCGGTGGCCACCTTCGTGGCCGGTACCATGGCAAGCGCGCATTTTTGGCTGGGCACCAGCGTGGACCGCACCTTCATTGCCTCACCACTGTGCGAGGTGGGCAGCGTGGGCGTGATGGTGACGTGGGCCAGCTTTAAGGAGTATTTTAAGAAGAACGGTATAGAGGTCCGCGATATTTACCCAGATACCGCCGACCTGAAGAACCACGAAACGCGCGCCCTGGAAGAAGGCGACGAAGGACCTATTAAGGAGCACCTCGAAGCCCTCCACAAGGCTTTTGCCAACGCCGTGGCCAGCAACCTGGGAATCGACTACGACCCTGAGCTCCCGCTTTTCCGTGGCCAGATATTTACCGGCGACGAAGCCGTCAAGCTGGGATATATCGACCAGATGGGCACACTACAGGACGCGGTGGCCTGGGTGCTGGGACGATCCACCGCGCTGGAGATCGACAAATTAAGCGTTTAATTTTTAGGTAAACGCCTTATTTGGCCAAAATCGGAAAAAATAGACCTTATAAACAGGCCTTATTTTGACAAATAGAGAGTTATTAACATAGTTATAAACAATTAAATTTTAATCGTATGCGATTTAATTTCAAATCATTTGCCGCCACTATCCTGGCGATTTTGGGCCTGTCCGAGTGGGCCCTGAATGAGCAAGGCGTTAAGATCGTGACCGATGAGGAGCGCGAAAAGCTCAAGAGCATGGGCTTCTCCGACCAATTCCTTACCGGCTTCACCAACGCCCTGGCTAAGGACTTCGAGGAGGAGGCAGAGCCCCAGGCCGAACCCGAAGGCGTGCAGCTTGCCACCCTCCGTGGCTTGCTGAGCCAGACGGCCACCCAGCTGGCACAGTCCCAGCAGGATCTTGCCAACCTCCAGGCTATCAATACGACCGACAAGGCCGTGATCGCCCAGAAAAGTAAGGAGATCGCAACGCTTCAGGAGAAAGTTAAGACCCTGAGCGAAGCCGCCGAAAACGACCCAGGCAAGGGAGCACAGCACCAAGCCGCTGCACCCGCCCAGGCGTTTAACCTCGACGACAACCAGCAGCTTGCCGGTATCGCCGGCGAAATGTACAGCATGGAGAGCGCGTACAACCAGCGCGCCCGCGCCGCCCTTCTGGCCCGCCGCGGTATCATGCTGACAGCCCCCGCCGCTTCGTCGACTGACTATTCACGCCTTCAGAACGACCTGGGAGCGTTTTACCGCATCCCATGGCAAGAGCGTTTACAGTCGCTTTTGTTCAACCTCCCAACCATCGAGTCGATCTTCCCGCTGGAAAGCGGCTACCAGGATCTTGCCACACTGGTAAACGTTTGGCTGGGTGAGTTCTCACAGGCCGACAACACCGCCAGCGACTTCGACAACGTGGTTAAAGGCGGTTACGAGTTCGACAACGAAACGCTGCGCATGTACAGCGTTATGTTTGCCCACAAGTTTACCAACCTCAAAGAGCTGGAGCGTACATGGATCGGCAGCCTGAATTTGGAAGGCTCCCAGCCTATCAAATGGTCGTTTATTGAGTACCTGCTCAGTGAAACCGCCAAGAAGCTGCACAACGAGCGCGAGCAACGCCGCGTGAACGGTGTACGTAAGGACCCAGACCTTAACGAGCCCGGTAAGGCCATGGAAGCCGCCGACGGCCTCTACGAGTTTATCCGTAAGAAGGTGGACGGCTTCGTTGACGTGAACAACGGTAACACCGTTTACCAGATCAAGCCCTTCGTTTTGGGCACCCTGAGCGTGGCCAATATCGGCGAGAAAATCTACCAGGCCACCAGCCAGATACCCGCCGAGATCCGCGACAGCGGCCAGCTGCGCCTTTACATGCCTTCACACATGATTGTTTGGTACCACAAGTACAACGAGGCACACTACGGCACCAACCAGGATTATAAGGCCGATATCATGTACGTGAAGGAGTACCCCAGCGTGCTGATCAAGGCCGTACCCAATGCCGACAACCACCACCGCCTTATCTGGACCCTCGAAGGCAACATTAAGACCTTCGAGCACATGGCCGGCGAGATGACCCGCTTCTCGATCGAGCAACAGGACTGGACGTTGAAGGTATGGGCAAACTGGAAGGAGTCTATCTGGGCCCGCGCCGTCGGTTACAAGTACACCGACCCCACCGCGATGGACGGAACCCGCCAGCTTATCTGGTGTAACGAGTACGACCGCCCCGACAACTACTTCGTAACGGCTGAGCCCGACACGAACCCCGACGCGAAGCTGCACACCAGTATCGTGACCGTGGCCAACACGTCGAAATTGAGTATTACCGACATCACCAACGCCGCCGAGGGCAAGATCATCACCCTGAAGTGCGGAAGCACCGACAAGGGCGTGCAAATTGCCGCCTCCGGTAAATTCTCGCTGCTTGCTTCAGCCTGGGATCCCGCCGTGGGTGACTGGATCAAGTTGATGAAGCGAAGCGACGGCAAGTTTATCGAGGTAGCGCGCAACACCGCCGCCACCAGCGACGCGTTAGCGTTTACCGCCGACGACACCACGCCCAGCGTGGACGGCGCAACGGTATTTGTTACCGACGTGAACACCGAGGCAACCGCGATCACCGCCCTGGACGACGCGGTAGTGGGTGTAATCTACACCATCCACGGTGCCGGCAGCACCTACGCTTCGACTATTGCCAACAGCGGTAATTTTGTCCTCACCGCCGCCATGACGCTGAGCGAGGGCCACTTTATCAAGCTGGTGAAGGCCGAGGACGGCAAGTTCTACGAGGTAGCCCGCGGCTGATCCTTCATATAAAGGGGCTGGCAAGCCCGGCCCCTTTTCCTGTAAATTATTGTTGAATTAATAAATTTGGTTAATATGAGTTACATTAAAGCGAGCGTGACACGCCCCACCGGTAACCCCGGCAAAGGGATCCAGCCCCGCGACCTTATGGTAATTTACGACGTTGACGATATCGCCTATTTCCCTGAGCGTAACGACGCGGGCGTGGTGATTGAGGATAACATCGTGATGAAACCAGGGTGCTACGGCGTGGAGATCTACATGACCCCCGGAACCGTGGAACTTACCAGCGCGAGCGAGGGCGACCCCGACGCTGAAGGCTTCACCCCAAGCGTCAAGTTCAACCACCCTGGCAACAACCAGGCTATCCGTGAATTTAAGGCCAACTATACCGGCCGCAACCTCATTGCCGCCATACGCTATTGCAGCGGCAAGCCCACCGACATGGTGGGAAGCCCCTGCAACCCTATGAGGCTCACCACCTCCTACACCGGCAACAATGAGCAGAACACCAACGAGATGACCCTCACCCAGGCGATGAAGGGCGACGACGTGGCGATCTACAACGGAACCCTGCCACTTGCTGAACCAGTGGCCACCGTGGCCACCGGCGTTATTAAAATTAATTTCGCCGGTGCCGGCCAGTACCAGCTCACCAGCGGCGAGGCAGCCATCAACGACGTGGAAGGCGGCGCACATGGTGCCGTTATCACCCTCCTGGGTGTGTCTGGCACAGCTCCCACCGTGGCGGCTAACAACGTGTTTATCCTCAAAGAGGGCCGCGCGTGGACCGGCTCAGAAGGCGCACAGCTCACCCTGCGCTGCTTCAAGAAGGCAGCCAGCGGCGAGGGTATGTACGTGTGGATCGAGCAAAGCCGTTACGAACCTTAAAAGGAAGTTTTTTACCGTTACCATCCTTTTACACTCCCCAGGAAGAAGGCGACCGATTTTGGCCGCCTTCTTTGTCTTTTTGCGGTAATTACCGAAACGGTAATTTTGTATCGTGTTAATAAAACCGGTATTTTTCGACATGAAGGGCCGGAAGTTAAATTTTTTCCGAAAAACTAACATAACGATAACCGTTATTTTACTTTTTTGGCCAAAACTAAAATTAAGATGATACAGGAAATTATCGACTATCTGAAAGGTCCGCGCCCATGGGCCGCCGGTGTGGCCCTGTACCTAAAGCACGGCAAGAACCTTATGCTGCGTAAGACATTCATGCGACGCGCCGAAACGGCCGACCTGAAAACCACCCTCGTGGAGGAACTGCGAAAGCTGGCCGGACTGAGCCCCGCCGAATTTAACGCCCTCAAACGAGAGGCTGCAGCACCTAAGCCGGCCACCATGCCGGCCGAAAAAAAGGAACCAGGCCGAAAGGATCCCGACGACGAGCTCATGGAGCTGGCCCACAGCCTGGGCGTTACCGTTGACGAGCTTTTTACCGACGAATTTAGGGACCGCGTGCTCTACAGTGAGGAAAACGAAGATCGCGTCAATGAGCTGGAGGAACTACTCGAAGAAGCTGAAGAAAAATACAAGGCAGTATCCCAGCCGGTGGCTAAAATGATCCGTTTCCGTGAACGCTTCACGTTTCTGAACGAGCCGGACTGCCCCGATATTCTGAAGATTTTGGTGGCCGACATGTTTACCGCCCTGGGAAAATACAAGGAGGCACACGCCGCCCTGGTGGAATTGCCGGACGACGCCGAGCTTAAACAAGCCGCCGAACTGGCCGAAAAGACTGTCGAGAACTACCTGGCAAACCGCGAAATTTGGGAAGAACTGGAGTATTACCGCGAGAACGGCGAGCTCCTGGGCAAGTGCGAGAAGGTCAAGGCCATGAAGGAGGCACAGGAACTGGAGAAGGCCAGCGACCTGGAATTGTCCCGGCTTATGAACAGCGCGGCCGCCAACACGTCGAAACAGAAGGCCAGGCTGAAGGAGGCACAGGCCGAAAAGAACCAGGAGAAGATCGAGGCGGCCACCGCCGCCCTGGCAACCTGGGAAGCCAAGAAAACGGCCGTTAAGGCTGAGCTGGAGAAACGAAAAAAAAATTAATTGCCCAACGCGACCAGGTGGCCGCCGACCTTCAGCGGTGGGCCACCATCAACCGCCGGTCCTCCCATCCGTGTGACAGGTCCGAGGTGGGCCGCTGGGTGTATGAGCTTCAGAACCGGCGCGACGCGCTCACTGTACAAATTAACCAGATAGATGAAATATATAGACGTGATATTTAACGACGACTGCCTGGAGGTTATTAAAGAGCTTCCAGACAGCTGCGTCGACTGCATAATTACCGACCCGCCCTATTTCCTGGGCATGACACACAACGGCAAGAAGGGGAATTTTAAGGACCTAAGTATCTGTAAACCGTTTTACCGCGAGTTATTTAATGAGTTCAACCGCGTGAAGAAGCCGGAGGCCTGTATCTACTTTTTCACCGACTGGAGGGGCTACGCCTTTTATTACCCGCTTTTCGACGGCGTGCTGGGTGCCTCCAACATGCTGGTGTGGGATAAGCTGAGCGGACCCGGAAACCATTACGCCTTCATACATGAATTAATTTTATTTCATGTGGGCAAGGGTAAGAGTATAGGAGCCACCAACATTATATCGGGTATAAAGGCGTTTTCAAGCGGCGCGAAAACCACCGACGGCGAAAAGGTGCACCCCACACAGAAACCCGTCGCGCTCATTAAGAAGCTCATTACCGACAGCACGCCGGTGGGGGGGGTAGTGCTGGACACGTTTGGAGGATCAGGCACAACGGCCGTGGCCGCCATCGAGAGCGGCCGCCACTTTATCCTCATGGAACAGGACGAAGGCTATTATTTTAAGGCACTTAACAGGATTGAAAATGCCAGAAAGCGAATTAATACCCGTTGAATTGTTCAGGCCGGACGAGGAACAGGCCGCCGACATCAAAAGGCTGGCCGCCCTGGGCTTCACCGCCAAGAACATTGCCGTCGCCCTGGGACTGGAGCGCGACGAAATGCTGCTATTTCTGCGCGACGCGGCCACACCTGGCACCGCCGTGGCCGTGCTCATGCTCCAGGCTGTGACACAGACCCAGGCAGCCCCACAAATCAAGCTGCACGAAGCGGCCGAAGCCGGTAACGTGGACGCTGTTAAACTGCTTCAGGACGTGCAGCGGCGTAACCAGTTTAATAACATGATCGAACAAATGGACGACGATGAGTTTACCCTCTACAACTGACATAAAGCCCGCCCGCTTCAACTTCGAGGACGTGAGCCTGGACCGTATCGAGCAAGTGCTGAGTACCGGCACGCTCGACGCGCTCCCTGAAGCTGAACGACGCTATTACGACCTCATGGAAATGGTGAGGGGACTAAGGGCGCGCGTTAAGATCAACGACAAACTGGTGACAAAAGCCGGTATTATCAGGCTCCTGAAGTCACAGCCCTACGGCCTTACCGACTACATGGCGCGCCGAGTATATACCGACGCGATAAATTTCTTCTGGGCTCAGGATGAGGTGCGGCCGCGCGCCTTCTCCAACCTTTACGCCGAAAGACTGGAGAACTGGGCCAACCTCCTGTTTATACAGGGTAAGCCACGCGAGGCACTGCGATACATAAAGCTGGCGGCAGAGCTGCGGGGCTGCTTCGACGAACAGCCCCAGGCGATACCCGACGAGCTGCTTAACCAGCACCCGACTATCATCTACACCACCGACCGCCGCGACCTGGGCTTGCCGGCCACCAACCGCCGACAAATCGAGAAACTTATCGACGAAATACCTGAGATCCCGGAACTGACACGCGACAGCCTGAAGGAGGACGCCAATATTAGTAAATTCCAGCTTAAAAAACGCCTATTGCATGACATCGAAGAATTTAGCGAGGAAACCCAGTGACGACATCGATGTGAAGTTTGGGCACACCCTCCAGGTGGTTACCGACTGGGTGGATACCACGGTCATGGTGGCGATATGCGGCCGCGGTACCGCCAAGTCCACGGTGATACAGGCGCGCCGGCTGGCACGCTGCGTCTATGACATGCCGGGCGGGGCCTTCGCCTTCGTGGCCAACACTTACAGCAACTTAACAAACAACATCATGCCAGCCGTACAAAACGGCCTTAAACTCATGGGCATGATCGAGGGGGTACACTTTATTAAAGGTAAGCGGCCACCAGAAGAATGGCGGCGACGCTGTAGCGTGATCGTGGACGATTATAAGAACGTTTACTCCTTCTTTAACGGCTGTGTCCTGTTTCTGGGCTCACTCGACAACCCCAGCCTCCTGGCTGGTAAATCGGTAATTCATATATTTTTCGATGAGGCTAAGTACGCCAAGGAAGCCAAGGTCAACCGCGCCATGCCTATACTGCGCGGCGACGCTATCACCTACGGACGCTCCCACCTGTTTATGGGTATCACCATAACCACCGACATGCCGGACATTAACGAGGGCGAGCACGACTGGTTCTTCAGGTATGCCAAGGAAATGGACCCGGAACGCGTGGAGCTGATCGTCCAGGCGGCCAGCCTACGAAATGACTACCTTATTAAATTAGTCAATGAACAGCACAAGGCCAAGCCGGACACCGATAAGGTGGCCAGGCTGAAGAAGCGGGTGGCCTGGTATGACCACGCCCTCCACAAGATGAGGAAGGGCCAGACCTTCTTTATAAATACCAGCTCACTGATTAATATAGAGATCTTAACGCCTGAGTATATCGAGCGACTTTATAACGGTACGCTGGAGCTCCACGAGTTTCTTAAATCTGTGCTGGGCCTACGGCCTGGGCTGCGTAAGGATCTGCGTTTTTATGTTCAGTTCAGTGAGCGGCACAAGTACACCGACGGCACGGCCAGCGGCGAGGCCGCCTACTTCTCCCGCGAGCTCAGGTACCTGGATAAGTCTAAGCCTATCGACGGCGGTATGGATTTCGGTAACATGCTCAGTCTGGTGATAGGCCAGGCCGATGGTACACGGTACAGGATCCACAAGAACTTCTACGAGATACCGCCCCGATGGTTCAGGGAACTGGCCGACCAGTTTCTCGACTTCTTCAAGTTTCACGAGCACCGCGTGCTTAACCTCTACTATGACCGCGCGGGTAACAACTACCAGCGGCAGGGTGAGGATCACGCCGGGAAGATAAAGGACGCTATCGAGATCGACGCGGCCGGCCACCGTACCGGCTGGGTGGTTAACCTGATGAGCCGGCACCAGGCTATAATAAAACAGGCCGCCGAGTATTCATTCATGCAGGAACTGATGGGCGGCGACAACCAGGCACTGCCCACGCTCATGGTGGACGCGCTCAACTGTAGGGAAATGGTTAGCAGTATCGAGGGCGCAAAGGCTGAAGTCAAGTATCGCGCAAACGTCAAGATCGTGGCCAAGGTGAAGCGGTCCGAGAAGCTGGAGCCGAAAAAATTACCCATGTTCTCGACCAACTTCTCCGACGCGTTCAAGTACCTGATGATGCGGCGCAAGTGGCTGCAAGCCATGAAGGGCACGCCGCAACTGCAGCCCGACTCCTTCGTGGACCAGTGGATGGCCAGCCGCAAAGGCAAAAAGCACTGATATTTTACTTAATTCATTTTGTTTTGACCCGCAAGACTGTGAAGCCTGGCGGGCCTTTTCATGTAACTGGCATGTAACCGGCATGTAACTGAGTTCACGCCGTAAGTCACTCCCATGGTTACAGGTTACAAACCCGGCCGGCTCACATTTCACCCAGGCGGCGGGCGGTAATTATTTTCACGAATCTGAGCGGCTCCGGTCCCCTCCGTGTGAACGTTTTTTTTATTTTTTTATTTGCCCTTTAATTTTTGATGATTTACAGGCATTTAACCCCGCAAGGCTCAAAATTTTGGGCTTAAAACGGTGCTTTTTGGCCGCACTTTTTGGCCATTTCGACACGTTTTTGCACGCAAAAAAACGATTTACCGCCACTTTTTTGGCGTTTACCGTCAATTTTTGACGCGCAAAAGTGATTTTTTCGTATTTTTGCACCATGGAGAAAATAACGACAAAAATAGCCGGTAATAAACTCCTTCCCACCGAGCTGAAGGAGCAAAATATTATTATTCACCCAGGCACAGAGTGCGAAAGGTCCGGCGTTATAACCGCGCAAATGTACCAAGAAATTATGATGGAAATGTGCGGCCGTGTGGATGAGCGGCCCAAAAACGACTTCGTTACTATAGAGGCAATAAAAAATTATATTGAAAAATTACCGCCTGAAGGACCTATAAATAAAAAAATACCCGAATAAGGTATAATTTTCCACTAAAATAACCGGATTTATTAACTAATTAAACAATCAACAGCATGAAGAAATTTTTGCTTATTGCCGCCTTTTTGGTGGCCAGTGTTGCAGCCTGGGCAGGTGAACCCCACCAGGCCTATTGTGAGATCGTGGGGTCGGGAAACTTTACCGGCACCAAAGTAAAAATCGAGGTTGACTTCGGCCAGAAGGTCAGCTGGATGGGCCAGAAGAACCAACGCACCCTCGTGGATGAGCAGGGTAAAAAGATGGAGTTTAACAGCATGATGGACGCGGTTAACTACCTGGCACAATTCGGCTGGACGCTTCACAGTACCTACGCCATTGCTGAGCCTAAAGGCCTGGGCGGCGGCGGATCGGTGTACCATTATATCTTAACTAAGACAGTAACCAGCGACGAAGAAATTAAGGAAGGCATACACCTGAAGGCCGATTAATGAAAATTTTACCCTAATAAGGTAATTTTTTCCCTGAAATGTTTGGCGGTGTCAAAATAATGTTGTAATTTTGTAGCGTCAAACTAAGGTGTTACTACACCGACGCGCGGACGGCGTTAAGTCCACGACATTGCGGCGGGGCTTTTTTTATTTGCCCCAAAACAGCCAAAAAATAGCGGCTGCACTATCCTGGTATTTTCCCCGCGCGGGTGTTACCTTAGTTTGACGACAAGGATAGCGGCAGTCGCTTTTCTTGTATAGATAACTTAATTTATTAACGTCAAACTAAGGTAACAATGAAAACAGTTACAGCGAAACAACCAGCGAGCGTGCCGGCCTTCATGGAGGCACTGGTTAAGGAGCTTACCAAGAAAGCACCGAAGTTATTAACCCCCAACGTCAACATCGTGCTGGGCGTGCTGGCCTTCGTCGCCGTCATGCTCTACCAGGCTACCGGCGACCACCCCACGCTGATGGCCGCCACCGTCATGGCGTGGGCTATCCACCTGGCCACCCTGGCCACTATCGACATCGCCAAAGGAGGGGCCAGCAAGCTATGAACGGCAAACGCTATTTTATCGACCACGTGCAAGCCTTCAGCGGAACAAACAACAAGGGCCGCCAGCTCCAAGGCTGGGCCGAGAAAAAGCTGAAGCACCGGATCGTCGGCGGTATTGATCCGTTTAAGACCCTGTTACAGGATATTATCGACAGGGTGGAAGCACTCGACAAGGAGTACCCGCGCACCAAGCCCTTCAGGGTGACGGCCCACAAAACTGAACAGATAGAAGTAACGACCGGCAACGGTACCCTGCTGGGCGGTAATACCGTTTTGCGCGTGTGTATTACAGAAATACGCGGCACGCTCACAGCTATGAGCGACGGCCGCCTACACAAGACTGGAGGGAACGAGTAATGAGCAAAGAAGAAAGATATACCGTAACAGCGCGCAAGCGCGGGACAAAGGAGCGTTTTGCCCTGCTTTTCTCTTGCTGCCTGGACTTCGCCGCCGAGCGTCTGCCAGCCCTGGAACAGGATCCGGAATATAATACCTACTTCGTTGATTTCCGTATCGAGAAGCATAATTTTAACCTCCGAATGTGGAACCCTCCATGCTACTATAATACTGGAGAGTAAAAAAATAAGGTAAATAATTCCTGTGTATGGAATTTTTTACTATCTTTGCACCAGTTCATTTGTGCCGTTAAGTACATGAAATTTTTTATTAAACTTTCCTTTGCAGCTAAAGAACGTCCGGCGACTTTCGCCCAGGGTGGTGATGAAATTAAAAGCGTAGGCACCACCCCGCCGGCGGGCTTTATTGATTTCAGGAAATGGGCCGCCCAGGTGGACGGCACCGCCATAGACACCGACCAGGGCCTCGCCCAGTTTGTTGAGTTGACAGCCAGCAAGGCTGAAGCCCTGACAGGTGCCAACGGTATAAAAGTGCGTTGCCGCGGCTCAATGATCACGGCGTTTTACAGGATCGGAAAAAACCCGACATATAAGGAAGTAACGCTGCTATTTTTCACGGTGCACCCTGTGAGGGCCACCGTACAAAACGGAGAATTTAAATTTATATAGTAACTAACAACGGCCTCGCAAGGTGGGCGCGCCACTTGCCAGGGCAGCCCACTGGCCAGGCCACCAAAAACAAAAACAAAATGAATAATAGTAACATCAATATCAAAGGCCTTCAGCTCAGCGACCAGGCTATCGACGTGCTTAAAGAGCTGCAAGTGCAAAAGAACGGCCCCGTGGCCCAGTACACGCGAGTAATAGACGAAGTTTGCGACCGCTTGCTTCTCGACGAGGAGGGCGACCCCCTCCAGAACCTGGAACAGGCGCGCACCCTCAAACTGCTGAAGATGGACCTGCAGACCATCAACGACGTGGACGACGACAACGACGACCTGCTTTAATATGGTAATCTTAGAATAATAAATTTTTTAGTTAAGCAATCCGATCGAAAGTGGAAGGGCGGGACCAGTAGATGGCCGCGCCCTTTTTTTGTGTCCTTTTCGCCTATACCGGCAAGCCGTAATTTTGTGGTGTAATAATTATTTTGTGAAATGGAAGAAACTAATATTTGGGTGGTCATTATCACCAACCTGGTTACATTGCTGAGCGGCGGCGGCCTGGGCTGGCTGTTTACCATCAAGTCGATGAGGAAGCAGCACGAGGCCGACGCGATGAAAAGCGCGCAAGAGGTTTACCGCGGAGTTATCGAGGACCTGAACACCGACCGCCAGCGGTGGCAAGACGTGGCCGAAAGGCTGCAAAGTGAGCTGGAGGCGCGCGACCGCGAGCTGAGCAACATAAAAAGGCAGATCCAGAGCCTACAGAGGCAGCTGGCGGCCACGCGCACCCTGCTATGCGGTAACGTTAATTGTCCGAACCGTCAAAAATACAGCGTGAAAAATGAGAAATAATTTTTTAAGATATGGAACTTTACTTTGTTGCGCTTTGCTCCTTCTTGCTGGGGCTGGGTGCCGCACTCACAAGCACGTTACTGCTACAGAGGCGGGCACGCACTCGAGAGTTGAAACGCTTGAAACAACAGTTAAAGCAGATACAGCAAAAACCGATTTTGTTGCCGTATTCTCAGACAGTGCCCGCGTCACCCACGCCGGCCGCGATAGTATCTTTTACATATTCAGTTACGACGACGCGGGAAGAGTTAGCTCGGTTAGAGGCAGCCGCCACACGGCTGAGACAAGCAGCAGCGCGAATACTCAGGCGGTCCAGGCAGCGTCACAGGGGAGCAGCACCTCCCAGCAAACTACCACCGCCGCCGCCGATACCACTAAGCACCAGAGCGCGAAAGAAACAACGTCGCAGACTGAGGCCGGCGGTAACGTACTGAGCTCGATAGACCGCGGGCTGGAGGTGGGCGTGCCGGTGGCCCTGAGCCTGGCGGCCCTGGTGCTGTGTGCCTGGCTTATTTACCGGCTCCGAAAACTTAACGAGAAATGGGAGCAGCGGCAAAAATAAACCTGTACCAGGCGGTGGACCGTATGAAGGAGATCAGCGTGGCGGGCGGCACCTTTTCCCTGAAGTTCAGGAAATGGAACCGCGCCACCCACGACGGCGGCGACCTGTGCGTGGTGCCTAAAGCCCGGATAAGGCAAAAGACCAGCGACGAGAAGATCGCCAACGCCAGCCACAAGGTTTTTTTTACTGACACCTCCACCGGACGCGCGCGCAACTGCTGGCAGTGCCTAATTGTGGAATTTAACGGCCGTAAGGTCACATTTTAATATATCGTTATGAAGATAAGAAGAAGCGGTAATTTTGGAATTATCGACACCCAGACAGATAAGGGCCTTATCTCCTTCAGCATAGGAGGAACAGGCCGCGGGTGGTCCCCCTCCAGCATAATGCTGACAGGGCGGGGCACCTATTTTCAGAGAAAATTATCGGTTAACGGCGTGGACATCGTGCCCATGGGCGACAACAACGACCTGCCGGGCGACGTTATGCGCCTACTGGATAAGTTCTACGCCGGTGAGGGCATTATGGGAAAGATCGCCGGCCTTCAGTGGGGCGAGGGGCCCCGCCTCTATGAGGACAGCATCGACGAGGCGCAAAATATGTTTTACCGCCGCTGGGTGCTCGACGAAGAAGTCACCCGCGAGCTGGAGGGCTGGGACTACACCACATTTTTACACCGGTGCCTGGTGGATCTCACACACATGCAGGGCTTTTTTGTGAAGTTCATACGTAACCGCGGCCCGCGCACCGGCGGCCGTGGCCGCCTGGTGAGGCTGGAGCACATACCCTACCAGAAGGCGCGACTGGTTTACCCGCCTGAAGGTGAGGACGAACCCCGCGAGATCCTGGTGGGCGACTTCCCCACGCCCGACGCTAATTATATGTACCGGTACCCCATCTTCGACCCGGCCAACCCCTTCAAGCACGCGGTGGCCGCCAAATATTACAACATTTACAGCTTTTGCAAGGACTTCATGAGCACACCGCGCTACCTGGGTGCCTTCGACTGGCTGGAAATGGCGGGAGGTATCGCCGGCCTTCTCATTGCCTACAATGAGAACGCGAGCGCGATAAGTTACCACATCGAGAGCCCACAGAGCTACTGGGACAAGGCCCGCGAGCGTATTAAGGAAATCTGCGCCCTTCGCGGTGAGGCCTACAGCGAGCAAATGCTGGAGGAATACAAGGACGCGGCCATGGAAAAATTTGCCACGTCGCTGACCGGCAAGGAAAACGCCGGCAAGTATGTGCACACTTCAAAATACTGGAGCCCGGAGGCCGACGACTTCGAGGGCTGGAAGGTTACGCCCATCGACAAGAAAATAAAGGACTTCGTGGAGGCTCAGATAGCTATAAGCAACAAGGCCGACGCGGCGGCCACCTCCGGTTTCGGCCTGGATCCTGTGTTATCAAATTTGATAATTCAGAACAAATTAAGCAGCGGGTCGGAAAAGCTCTACAGCCTGAAGGTGTACAACGCCAGCGAAACGGCGGTGCCCGATATGATACTTTGCAAGCCACTGCAACAGTACATTAACGCCAATTTCCCAAACAAGACCGTAAAAATAGGACTGTACCGCACGGTGGTGGAAGCCGAGCGCAACGTCAGCCCAGAAAACAGGATGAAGGAAAATGCGTAACTTATTCGGCCAGGACATACCAGCGACCGACCCAGGCACGGCGACCGACACGCCAACAGCCCGGAAAAAGGAGGCGAAACAGCCCGACCCCAACGGACTGCGAAAGGTGGGATGCAACCGCACTAAAGGCGCGTATTTCGCCCGGCGCGTAAAATCGGAGCTGAACCTGGAGGAAACGCTGCCCTGGCACTTTGAGCACGGCGCGGCCTATCATTGTTTTTCATTCGGCGACGTGGACTCGCTCACCTACCTGCGGGCAGTCGTCAAGCAGCAACCGGTGGAATACTGTTTAATTTCCACCTGGTGCATGGCGATAACCGACGTTAAGGAGGTGGAGAAATGGCTGGAGGCGGGATACATCAAGCGCGTGGACTGGTACGTGGGTGAGATTTTCCAGGCCAGCTACGCCGATGTTTACCTCTATTTGCTGGGTGTATGCCGCCGACATGGCGGGCGGGTGTGCGTTTTCCGGAACCACTCCAAGGTTATGGCAGGTTTTGGCCGTGACTTCGACTTCACCATCGAGAGCAGCGCAAACGTGAACACCAACCCGCGAAGCGAACAGGCTGTTATAACGGTTGACACCGCCCTGGCACGCTTCTATAAAGAAGAAATTTTCGACGAAATACAGGCGTTTAACCAGGACTTTAAGACCTGGAAACCCTATAAACTTGAACGCGATGAAACTGTTTAACAAGGACAACAACGGCCGCGAGGAACTGGTGGCCGTTATAGGTGTGATAAGTAACGATATCACCTTCGACAAATGGGCCCCAGCCCTGAAGCTGGGAGTGCGTAACCTTAGCGCGATAATAGGAGCCGGACCGGTTAACGAGCTCGACGCGCTTTACCGTAAACAGAACCCCACCGACGCGGAGCGCGACGCGGTGACCTTTACACAACAGGCGGTGGCCTTCTTTTCCTGGCTGAAGATCCTTGCACCGCTCGACGCTCAGCACGGCAACGCCGGACGCGGCAAGGTGCTGGGAGAAAACGAGCACGGCCTTACCGCCGTACAGGAGTACGAGGATAAGGAGAGTATCCGCGCCATGGCCTACGAGGCTACCGACGCGCTTATCGAGGTGATGGACACGGCCGCCTTCAACTGGTGGGAGAACAGCGAGAAGCGCAAGATCCGCAAGGGGCTGCTGTTACCCTCAAAGGAGATTTTCGATAATTACTACACGATAGGCAGCCACCGGCTGTTTCTCACCCTTTTGCCGATGATCCGGGAGGTACAGGCCGCAAATATCACGCCGATAGTGACGGCGGCACGCCTGGAACTCATGCTGCAGGGCGATAGCTCCCTGCCTGAACACCTTACCGACCTGGCACGCCGCCCGCTGGCATTGCTCACGATGAAGAAGGCCGTGGAACGCTTGCCGGTGGAAGTGTTGCCTGAAGGTATCGTCCAGGTGCAGCAACAAGCGACGGTAAAACAGAAACTAAAGGCCGAAAAGGCAGCCCGCGAGGCGGTGGCCGCAAGCCTGGGCGAGGATGCAGGGCGTTACCTCCAGCAACTCCAGGACGCGGTGGCCGCGCTCGACAGCCTGGAGGAAGAAGTGGACTACTACCTGAGCGGCCCCACGGTACAGAGCAAGGGAATAACATTTTAACGGTTATGGTTGACGTACAATTTAAAGGCAAAACGGTGCCCATACCTTCGACACTGGAGGAACTGAGCCCCGACCAATATAAAGGCTATCTATTCCTTACCGTGGTGCTCAAACGCGGCATTATCGAGGAGGACGGATTTAAGGCTAAGTTAATGGGCATACTGCTGGGACTGAAGGCGGATATTACCGACTACACCAAGGAGATAGCCGCCGGCCTCATTGCACAGCTCGACAAGCTGGACGGCTTCTTTATTGATGATAACGGAACACGCACCCCCGCCACTTCTACAGGGCGCAACCTTTTGCCGGAGTTTGCCGGCTGGAAAGCGAAGGTGGGCGACATGCTTAACGGCATGACTTTTGGCGACTTCGTGGAGGCGGTGGGACTGATGGGAGAGATACACGATAACGGAGAGGATGGCCAGGAGGCCGCCTTTAAGGATATTGCCCGCCTGATGTATGAGCGCGCCGAACCTTACAAGGAACCCGCCGAACCTTACAAGGGCAAGGGGGAAACCTTACAAGATGAGCCGCCCGTGCTTCTGGCGATCCACGCCGTTACGCTTTTCACGGCGGTATTTAACCAGCTTACCACCGACCGCGTGGTGATCAACGGCCAGGCCATCGACTTCTCGCTGATCTTTAAGAGCGTGCCAGGCTTGCCGACGAAGCCCGACGATAAGACAGGGTGGCTGGGAATTGCCATGGAGGTGGCCAGTAGCGGCGTTTTCGGCCCCATGAAGGCGGTAAACGACTCACCGCTGTGGGACGTGCTGCTTTACCTTTACCGGTGTAAATTTGATTTGTTTAACGATAAAACTCTACGACGATGAAATTACTACTTAGACGTATCGCCCTGCGCGATACCTACACAATCGGCCGCCTTTACGTTAACGGTGTCTATGTTTGCGATACCGTGGAGGATAAGGTGCGCGACGTGAACAAAAACGGTAAGTTTGACCCGCCCAACGAGGTGAAGATCAAGAGCCAGACGGCTATACCCTACGGCACCTTCAAAGTGGGGTGGGCTAAATCGCCCAAGTTCTCGAACTTTGCAAAATACCCATATACTAAGAAGTATAACGGTATCATGCCGTGGGTACAGAATGTGCCGCACTTCCAGGGGATCCTGATCCATTGCGGTGCCAGCGCGGCCAGTTCAGCGGGCTGCATTATTGTGGGCTATAACACCATCGTGGGCCGCGTGACCGACAGCCAAAAGGCATTTTATAAACTCATGGACGAATATCTTTGGCCAGCCCGCAAGCGCGGCGAAGAAATAACCCTCGAAATTGTATGATAGCACTAAGCAGTTACCGGAGTTACTGGGAAGGTGTGGCGCAACGTATCGAGGCCATTACCGCCACCATGGGCGTGACGGTGGACGAAGATATGGGGCCACGCCTCCAGAACATACCGGCCGGAACGGCCACGCTTTTCTGGATCGTGCCAAGCGCACAGCCTCACAAAGGCAGCGACGCGGATAACTTCAGCGAGGATAATATTTGCGTTATCTTCGTCATGAAGAAGTACGACCGGCAACGCACACGCGCCACGGAGTGCCTGGAAGCCGTGCAGCCCATCATCGAGGCGATAAAGCAGACTATTATCGACGACATGGCGACAGGGTGCCAGGTGCTGGCCGGGCTCGACGTGAGTACATTATCCACCATCCCGGAAACTGGTTTTTACGGCGACTTTGCCGGCTGGAGCCTGGGCTTTACCCTTAACACATGAAGTTAATAAAGAAGTGTAAAAAAATTATTTGTCGATGTTTCGGCCACAAGCCTGTTACTGTGCATGAAGGGCGGCCGCGTTACCGCGGCCCATACTGGAGAGCCAAGGACGTGCGCTACGTTTGGGGCATGTACGAGAGGTGCCAGCGGTGTGGCAAGAAATTATCGGCATTTCAAAGAACATTTTATTAACAGATGGATACCGAAGGGCTAAAAGTTCAGTTTTTCAAACAGGAGGTCGAGCGGGGTATCCGTGAGATCTTCCAGGCTCAGGCAGCGGTGGCCGCCGCCCGCGTCAAGCATACCGGCAACGCCCAGGGCGGCACCCTCATGGCGGCGTTAACGTCACCGCGCTACAGCGTGCAACAGAACGGCGGCGGGGTGGAGGCCCACGCCAGCGTGCCAGTATATACCCGCTTTATCGACATGAAGCGAAAAGGGAATTACCGTATATATAACAAGCAGGTGTGGGGGATCCTGTACCGTGACGTGCGCGCGCGGATCCGGTACGAGTTCGACGACTTCCTGGAACAACAGAAAAGAAATTTACAACAGAGTATTAACAAATAAAATTTACCGTTATGAAGAATTTTATTAAAAAAATCTTTTGGCCTATCTTTTGGCTGTTTGCACTGGCCGGAACAGCTCAGGGCTACACCGCCCTGGATCCTGAAATTAGTACCTTTTGGGCGGTAATTCTGTCCGCGCTGCTGCTGGTGGTAATCGTCACCCTGGTGCTGGTAATTTTGGCGGCTTTTGCTGGTAAAGAAATAAAGAAAGATTTATAATTTACCAGTAATTTTTTGTAACTTTGCATTAAACTAAAGGCTTCGTTTTTAGTCTAATAATAAAAGAAAAGCTATGAAGGTGAACAAAAATAACGTTACTATAATCTGGATGGTGTTAGCTATCTGGGTTGTAGCTTTTCTTTTACTTGCTACAATGCTACCGCCCACACCCATGAACCTGGTTATAGGCGTGGCCATGTTTGTGGTGGCTGTTTTATCACTTTTCCCGATACTGTCATATTACAGGAACGACCCAGACGGTAAAAAGGCCGTCAAAGAGGCCGAGGAATGGCACGAAAAAAGGAGAGAGGAAAAACGGCTAAATAGATCGTCAAAGTGGTATTATTATCTTTTCCATGAAGGAAAAGGCAGTAACAGCGACGACGTGGGCTTTATCCCGATGAATTAAAAAAACGGTTTAACCAACACAAGGCACCGCCACCACCGGCGGTGCTTTTTTACGTCCTTTTGCCAGCTGGAGAAGGGCGGTAATTTTGCCATAAAAACAGCAATATATGGCAAAATCAAGATTAACACCGGACTATATCGAGTGGGTTCTGAAGCTCAACGCCAACGAAGCGGCGCGAGAAATGCACAAAATCACCGAACAGAACAAGGAGCTCGCACGACAGACCGAGGCCACACGCAAGGCCATGGCCCAACTGGAGGCTGAGGGTAAGAAGGGGTCGAAGGAATGGCAGAACCTTAACAAGTCGATAAAGGAAAACAACGCGACAGTTAAGGAGAACAAGGAAAAGCTGAAGGAGCTGGATAAGCGGCTCGACCTGAACCAGCGGTCGGCGGCTGATCTCAGTAAGAAGCTGAAGGACCTACGCCGCGAGTTTCAACACACATCTAAAGCCATCGAGCCGGAACGTTATAGGCAGCTGAAGCAAGAAATCGAACAGACCGAAAAAGCGTTAAAGAACGCCGCCACCGGCACGGGAGCTTTGGGCCGCGCCTTCGAGAGCCTTACCAAAATGAAGTCGGTACTGCAGGGCTTTTTTATGGGTATAGGCAACCAAATATTAATGAATGTACTTAACAGCTTCAAAGAAAGCGTTAACGTTATTATTGATTTTGAGAAGGCAAACAGCAAGCTCGCCGGTATTTTGCAGAGCTCGAAAGGAGAAATTAAAGGCCTTACCGATGAAGCGCAAAGACTGGGAGCTACTACAGCCTACACGGCCAGCGAGGTGACAGGCCTACAGGTGGAGCTGGCAAAACTGGGCTTTAGCCAAACCCAAATAAAAGATATGGAGGAGGCCGTCCTTAAATTTGCGCTGGCCGTCGATACCGACCTATCGAGCGCGGCCACCGTGGCCGGTGGTGCCCTCCGTGCTTTTGGACTTGACGCGGACCAGGCCGAAGAAGTGCTGGCCACCCTGGCAATAGGAACCACAACCAGCGCGCTATCGTTTAACGATTACGCTACCATGTTATCGACCGTCGCGCCGGTGGCTAAGGCCTTCGGCTTCACAATCGAGGACACGGTGGCCTTGATGGGCGCACTGAAAAACGCCAACTTTGACGCGTCGAGCGCGGCCACTGCGACGCGTAATATTTTGCTGAAGCTGGCCGACAGCAACGGCGACCTGGCGCAAGCCCTGGGCGGCCCTGTCACAAATCTGGACGAATTAGCTACCGGATTAAAAAAGCTGAAGGATGAAGGTATCGACCTGGCCGGCGCGCTTGAGCTCACCGATAAACGAAGCGTGGCAGCTTTTGAAACCTTTATTAATAACGCCGATACGCTTACCGGTTTGCGCGATGGTGTAACCGATTGCACGGCCGCCTTTAATAGTATGTACACAGAGATGGGCGACAACGTGCAGGGCTCTATAAATATCCTTAAATCTACGTTTGAAGGCCTTATTTTGGAATTTTACAACGGTAAGGGCGCGTTAAAATTGCTTGTTGACGGTTTAACTGGTTTTCTCAATATTATAAAGGGCCTTATCGTCTTTGTGAAGCAGCACACCGCCATAGTTATTGCCGGTGTGGCCGCCTGGGCCGCCTATAATTTGGTGGTAAACGCCGCTATAGTGAAGCAGAAACTGCTGGCTGCAGCCACGGCCGCTTCTAATGCAGCCACAAAACTGCTAAATAACACACTTAAATTAAACCCCTACGCCTTAGCCGCCGCCGCTATCGCCGCCTTAGTGGTGGGAATGATCGAGTGGATAAGACGCATAAACGAGGCCACGGCCGCACAAAAAGCCATGGCCGAGGCTGAGAGGGAAGCGTCAGCGGAATACGCACAGCAAGAAAATAAGATTAACAGGCTTATAGCCGTCGCCAAGAATGAAAATATATCAATGAAGCAACGAAAGGCGGCGTGCGATGAGCTTAATAAAATCGTGCCTAAATATAATGCACAAATTGACGCGACAACCGGCAAATATAAAGCCAATAAAAAAGCCCTTGACGCACTGCTTGTGAGCCTTAAAAAAGAAATGTTATATAAGGCATATATGAAGCAGCGCGAGAAGCTGGTGGAAGCGGCCGTCCAGGCTGAAATGGATCTAATAGAGGCCACCAAACAGGTAGAGGAAAACCGCCAGAAACATAACGCCCAGGTCGGCAACAGACCCGTAACAAGCTCAACAGGTACCGGACCAGGCAGCGCGTATGGTGCTAATACTTATTACCAGGAGGGTGAGTACGGACAAGCTGCTTTAAGAGCTGCAAACAGCAAATTAAGTAAAGCCAATCAAGCCGTTAAGGACTACGATAAAATGTTAGACCAGAAGCTGGAGAAAGGAGAGATCGTGGTACCAGGTACCGGCGAAAAAATTAAGGAACAAGCCGACGCGGCCGCCGACGCGGCGGAACGCGCTGCCACCGCCGTGGGTGATGTTAGCAGCGGGGTGGATAAGACTAACAAGGGGCTATCCACTACAGTGGACCGCCTGAAGGAGATTAACAGCGAATTAAAGCAGCTGAGAAAAGCCGACCCCCAGACCGATGAAGAATTTGAACAGATACAGGCCAGAATTAAACAGCTTACTGATGAAAAGAAGCAGTTAATGGGTAAGGGTGGCGGCGGATCCAACAGGAAAAAAGGCGGGAGAGGCAGGACCGGAAGGGGAAAACACGGAACCCAGAAACATGAAGCGGGTACGTATAAGGAGGACAGTATAGAAGAAGTTACCGCGCCCATCGACTTGAAGCACCAGCAGAATATGCTGGCCATAAACAAGCGAAAAGATGAATTAACTGAAGCCCAGCTAATTATTGAGAAAAGCAAGGAAATTATCCGGTATGAGAAGGAAGTGGAGGCCGCCCTGCAGCAGCTTGCCGCCTCCACCGACGCGTCGCACACCCAAACACTGGATAAAATAAAGAAGGAGCAACAGCAGTCGGAAGCCAATATTTTGGCAGCTCAAGAGGCAATAAATAACGCGAAGGTGGCACAGGACGAAGATTATTACAAAAGTAGGCTTAACGCTGTGTCGGCTTTTTATAACACCCTTACCGATAAAATTACAGAAGCGGAGCTCCGCGGAGAAATCACCAAGGAACAGGCCGAAATTTACGAGCTTAACCAGACCCGCCGCTTTCATGCCGATGAGTTGGAGGAGCTACAGCGACACCTGGACGAACTGGAGGATGCCGATTATTACACCGCTAAACAGCGCGCGGACATACAAGCCGCCCTACAGGCTGAAATCGCCAAGAAGAATCGCCAAATTTTGCAAGACGCTGCAAACCTTCAAGATAAATATAAGGAAATGCTGGGCGACCCTGTAGGACTGGAGGCAATTAAGAAGGCTACCAAAGTGGAAGAAGAAGCGACGATAAAAGCATATGACGCCATGATAGAGGTAGCCGAAAAGGCCGGGCTCGATATTACCGCCCTGGAGAAAGCCAAGGCCGACAAAGTGCGAGAAATACGCTACCAGGAGGCCGAGCAGCTCTACGGCATTCAGGAACAAATCGGCGTTTCATGGGCTCAGGAATACGCCCACGAGCTTGCACAGCTCCAAAAGCTGAAGGACGACGAATTAATTACCGAGCGGGAGTACCAGCGCAAGCGGCTGGAGCTCCAGGTGGATAACGCAAAAAAATATTTTGACTATTACGCCGGCGCGGCTTCCACGATGTTTTCAGCCATCCAACAGGCTGAAATCGACACGAGCGCGGCGAAATACGACGCTTTGATCTCCCAGGCTGAAGCCAACGGCGAAGATACCGCCGCCCTGGAGGAGGAGAAGGAAAACAAGAAATTAGAAATACAAAAGAAATATGCCGACGTTAATTTCGCCATCAAGATAAGCCAAATTATTGCCGATACGGCTGTTTCGATTATGAAGGCTTTTGCAGACCTGGGCCCGATAGGTGGAGCGATCGCCGCCGCATTTATCACCGCTACAGGTATCGCCCAGGTGATAAGCGCAAAGGCTGAGCGCGACAAGATCAAGAACCTGCAACCCAAGAGCAGCGCGTCCAAGGTACAGACGGCCGAGCGCGTGGTGAGCGGCTACAGCGACGGAGGCTACACCGGCGACGGTAAACGCCTGGAGGTGGCCGGCGTGGTGCACCGCGGGGAATATGTGGTGCCCCAGCCCATCATGGGCGACCCCCGCGTGGTGGACGCTGTTAACATGATCGAGGCGATACGCCGCCAGAGGGTGTACCAAGGTGAGGGCGGCAACTCATTGCCCAAGGGAAAAGGTTACGCCAACGGAGGCCACACCGGTGCCGGCGGTGGAGATCTGGCCGCGGCGGCCTCAGAGCTCAGGGCGGCCACGGAGGCGGTGAAGCAGTTACGCGCCTACGTGGTGTACCAGGATATCGAAAAGGCGGGCGAAGTGCTGGAAAACGCCCGCGACCCATTCACACGTAAATAATTACCGCTATGCTGAAGATAAAGACCGATAAAGGATATTTCGACCATGCCAACGACTTCACTATAGCAGTGGAGGAGAAATCGCCGGTAATGAACGACCGCGGCTCCCAGACGGTGCCCGCCACGGTACCGCCGACACCGCACAACCTGTTAATTACCGGTTTCGCTCACCGCCTGGACTGTGCGGCCGCACCGATGAAGGACAAAACGTGCACGGTGGTGGACGGCGTTTATTACCGTACTGGAGTTATTAACCTGGTGAGCGCGTCAAAGAAAGACGGCATTACCTTTAATATAGGCTTCGACAACTCAGAGGCCTACGAGGCGTGGAAGAAGAAAAAAATGAATGAGTTAACCCTGCCGGTATTAGGATCCGGCGACGTGAACGCGTTACGCACCACGCTGCAGACGGCCTACACCAACGGCGACGGCGGGGACTATGCAGTGTTTCCCATCGCGGTGGAGCGCGAGGAAATTACCAGCGGCAACAGTAAGGTGGTTTACTGGGGAATGATCAACCAGGTGAACAGCGGCACGCTGGTGAGCGGGGCACGCACACAACGGCAGCCGGTGGGAGGCACGCCCATGGACGTGACGCTTCCAAATGGCTACGGCGTGTCGCCCTTCCTGTATGTGTGGCGCGCCCTGGAGCTGGTATTTAGCGCGCTGGGCTACACCATCGAGAGCAACCCCTTTAAGGTGGGCGACATGGCCAAGGTGGTAATCCTCAATAATGTGGCCGACTGCATTGTTAACGGCTATTTACGCTACAGCGATTTAATGCCTGATTGTGAGGTGAAGGCGTTTTTAACGGCGTTATATGTGCGTTTCGGCCTGGTGTACCTTCTTAACCAGGACACCAAGAAAGTGAAGCTGGAGCTCGTGCGTAACATTATCGCCAAATATCGCCGGCAAGATCTAACCGACGTGCTGGCCGACTGGCCGGTGGTGAACTTCGAGGCAGCCAAACAGCTGAAATTATCGGCTAAAACAAGCCTTTACAACGCTGAGCCTACCAACGAGAGGCTGGAGGACTACCTGAAGGACGCGTCAATTTATAACATTAATGTAGTGGACGAACGAAGCCCCGACGACGTTAATAATAAATTTATCTATGAGCGTATTACCGGTAAATTTTACCGCTGGGACGAGGATAATAACCAGTACACCGACAGCGTGAGCGGCTGGTGGGTGTGGGATCCTCAGAGCGAAGGGGTAGAAGTGGAGGCCCTGAGCAGTGAGGACGAGTGCGTCCCCATGCTGAAGGTGGACGACGTTTATTACCCTGGCTATATCACCGGCGCGGTGCACCGTCACAGCTATATAAAAGGCCGTGAGAGTGACAAGGAAAAGAACCAAACGCCCCTGGCTTTTGTAATATCCTACGGACAGCGCGGAAGGATCACGCCGCCGGGTGACGCGCCCGCGGGGTCTTTGTCGCTGCTTTTCCAGTACAGCGACGGACTGTTTGCCCGATTTTGGAAGGGCTACGACGCTATTTTGCGCCACGCCTTCGAGAAGGTGGAGGTCACGGCGAGAATGACACCGGCGCAAATTCTACGCCTTAAACTCCTGGACCCTGTTATGCTGCAAGGCCAGCCGATGTTGTTAGACGGCTTTAACTACACTTTGCCGGCTCCTTCACGCGCGGAGGTGCAAATCACGCTGCGCACGCTCAGGCTGAAGAACGCCGAAAACTTAGACAGTGAACAGAATATCCCGGCAATAGGCAACGCCACAAAGACGTGGAAATGGGTATTTGCCGGCGATACCCTGAGCCAGGCGATAGCAGCCAAAGAGGAAGAAATTTACCAGTCGCACGAATATATCCGCGAAAGCCTGTTATTTGTGGGCGTTACGCCGGAGGATCCGTGGCGCGACGACCCCTACTGGGACTGGCCGCCTAACAGCCCCCGCCGTGTTACGAAATCTTACACCGTGGCCGCTGAGTGGCTGGGAAATACCGGACAAGGCCACGCCGACGAGCATATCTGGTACGATATCACCTACGACGTTATCATGGTGGGAGTATATAGCTAAAACGGTCCTTTACAACGCTAATTAAAATAACAAACTTTGCAGCATGGAGAAGAATAACACTACCATAGCACCACAGACCAACGACGCGGACTCGCTGTTTGCTGTGTGGCGGCGTAACCATGTGGGTAACAAAGAAGATTTTTTTACCTTCATGACCACGCCCGACGCTGAGCGCGACCGGTTTTTGGCCACGGTGAATGTTACCGGTAATATATCCGGAAGATTGATAACTAATAACGTAACAGCTGAGTAATGCCAAACGATTTAATAACATTATCACCGGCGTACAGCGACCACGCCTATACGCGCAACCCGCTAATGCTGAACATAGACAACAGCGAAAGGGCTGTATTTTCAGTATATGGCCAGGGCTTTACGGCCGCAAATCCAGCATATAGCGGTGACGTGGAAGGCCACGCACTTGTGAACGTGGCGGAACTGCTGGAAGCCATCGTGCCGCCCATGGCAGACCCCGGAGGCAGCACGGAGCTGCTGGAGCTCCTGGAAACGGATAACAGCGTGACGATAGCGGCCACGACCTACGACCAGGGGGAGGGAGCGGACGTGACCTACACCTTCCAGATAATCGCACATGTGGGCGGCATATCGAAACAGAATTACCGCCGCTTGCTGGCCGATGAAACGGATATTTTTGCCGCCCGCTTCTTAAATAGCGGCTGTAATTTTTTCCTTACCACACGCACGGCCGACTGGAGGCTCACAGTAAAGGAAACGGAAATTTACCCGCTGGCATTTTTCTACCCGGCCGAGGGAACTCTGAGAATTAGAGAGCTTGCCGGAGGCCGCTACCTGAGTATTAACGGCGTGGCGGGAAAACTCTACGCGCTGAACGTGGCCGCGGTGAGAAAATATTTTTATGACGAATACGACGTTATAGTCAACGCCTTCGACGTGTACGTGGCCAGCGACTACGCTTGCCGTATCGCCATCGAGGAAGCACCGGCCACACGTGAACGGTGCCGCCTGAAATTCCGGAACAGCTACGGAGCCTTCGAGCTGGTGGATATTACCGGCCAGGCACAGATCGCGCCGACGTTTGGCGACGATGAGGAGGGCGGGAGTTATAAGCGTTACGCCCAGGATCTCGACGACTTCCAGCTGGAACGGCCGCGCATACCGATGAAGGAGGTAATTAATATTTCTACCGGTTTCAAGACCAACAGGGAGCTGCGCTTCATTCTCGACATGTTGGCCAGCGACGAGGTGTACCTCCTGGACTATACCGACGAACCACTCAGGGTGGTGGTGACGGCCGAGGAACTGAGCTACAACCGCAAGCCGAACGGCCCGCAAGCCTTTAACCTGGTAATTACTCCAGCCGATGAGGAACAGAATATTACCGAGCTGATAACCGACGAAACGACCGGCAGCCGCGGCCGAATATTTACCGACGAATTTAGCGAACAATTTAATTAATAATATTTTTATGGCAGACGTTACACAACAGTACATCGATAACTTAATTACGTTTATCGATAACGCCGAGGATCCGGGGACGGTGACCAACAAGATAGTGGCCGCCGTGCTCGACTATCTTAATACCGGCCTGAAAAATTCAACGGTTGACGAAAACTCGCTGGCTGAAGAAACAGCCGCGCGACAGGGCGCGGACTCACTGCTTCAGACCGCTATTAATGGGCTGCAACTGGCAATAACACAGCTACAGACGCGCGACACTGAGCTGCAAACCCAGATAACAGCACAGCAAACCGCCGTTAACACGCTGACAGGGGCCAACGCATCCGAGGCCATCGAGAGCTTTAACGAGGTAATCGCCTTCCTTCAGGGTATCGAGGACACCGAAAGCCTGGAAGCCCTGCTCGCCGCGATTAACTCCAGTATTACAACCCTCCAAGGCAGGGTCACGGAAGTGGAAGGCAGCGCAAGCGGTAACGCGGCCGCTATCCTGGCCATGCAGGACGGCTACAACTACCAGGCAGCAATCGGCGCGGCCTTCTCAGTGGCCGACCTGAGCACATACCAGAAACCTGGCTACTACTTTATCCAGAAAGGTATCGTGGACCCTGAGCCGGCTATTTTTATCGTGAACAGCTACACCACCGCCCAGACAGGCGGCGACACGGTGAGAAAGGTAACGCAATACCTGTTTACCACCGACGCGCAAAAGTTCAGGACCGGAACGTGCACCAATGGCGGCGTAATGACCTGGACGGAATGGGCACAGGTGGGCGCAAAGGGCGCGGGCAATATCCTGAATATCGACGAGCTCTACCCGCCCGCTACAGGCTACCACACCATCCAGACAGCCATCGAGGCGGTGGATACCGTGCTCCGTTGCCGCGGCCGTATTATCACGTTTGCCGTAGGGGCTGAGGAGTGGGCAAGCTACCAGTTTAGAGGCTCCAGCCTGACACAGTGGCAAACAGCGACGGCGTGGAAGTCGTACATGGCCGACAATTCATTGAAGCGTATCACCTTCAACGGCGTGCCACACGACGCGGACGAAAACGGTAATATTTCTATTAACGTCGATACGGTGGAGGTGGACCCCACCCTGTCACCGACTTCTACCAACCCGGTGCAAAACAAGGCTATTACCGAAAGGCTTAACCAGCTGGAAAGCGGCCGCGTTTTCTCCATGGACGTGGAACAGGCAGAGGACGAGAGCTCGGTAAGCCTGGCACTGCTTAACCAGAACGGTAACGTTATCGCGTCGGTGGATATTCCAACCGGCGGCGGTGGCGGCGGTGGCGGCGGCGAGGGTGCCGTGACTACTAAGATAGTCATTACAGCAAGCGTCGACAACCCAGTGATCCGCGAGGGCGGTAACGCGCTTTTGTCCTACTTCTTTGATCACCAATATAGCAGCGGCGAGGACGCGGGACAGACGACAGGCCAGAAGGCTACAATAACGGTAACGGTGAAGCGTGGCACCGTCACGATGTTGGAAACCGTCACCCACGACGTGATGGCCGGAACCTACGAGCTTGATTTGTCGCCATACCTGAGAGCCGGCACCACGGACGTGTACGTGGTGGCTGAAGTTACCGACACGGTGACAGGCAGACAGCAACGCAAGCAAGCATACGTGAGCGTGCGGGCATTGACGCTGAGCCTGTCGAGCACCTACAACCTGGCCAACTCTATAGCCAACGGCGGCTACCTGGCCAGCGACACGATTAATATACCTTTTGCCGTGAGCGGATCCGGTACAAAAGAAGTGAATTTGTATATCGACGGCGTGCAGAGTGACAGCCGCGTAATTACTAAATCAGGCACCACAAATAGCAGCTTCCAGATTACAGGTAACAGCCTGGCCGAAGGCCGCCACACCATACAGATGGTGGCGGAAATGGAGGCCAGCGAAACGCTGACACTGACAAGCGAAAGTATTTATATCGACATTCTGCGGGCTTATGAGAATAGCACGCCCCACGCCTTTATCGGTATAAAGGCCAGTTTTGAGGATGGCCGTATTTTCACGAGCAACCACTTAACGCCTGTTTTGGAGGTGGTGCAGTTTGAGCAGCTTAGCTTCGATTTTGTGGTATATGACCCCGCACAGACCCCCACGGAAATGGATATTTACCAGGGTGGCACGCTGGTGTCGAGCATTACACCGCCCAGAACGGTGCAGAACTACTCGAACCGCTACACCTCCAGCGGTACCGTGGTAATGCAGTTTGCGGCCGCCGGTACTACCTACAACTTCAGCATCGAGGTGACAGCCTCCGGCATTGACCTGGCGGAGGTGGTGGACTCCCGCTTGCTGAAATTGTCGGCCGCCGGCAGAAGCAACCACGAGGCAGACCCCGCAAACTGGATATATAACAACATTTCAACGATTTTCAACGGCTTCAACTGGAGCTCGGACGGATGGGACGGCGACGCGCTGAACCTGAAGAACGGCGCAAATATAGAAATTTGTTTTGCTCCCTTCGAGGTGGACCGTACCGCCAACGGCTTCACCGCCGAAATGGAGGTGGTGTGCTCCAACGTGATAAACCGCGAGGGCGCGGTGGTGTCGTGCATGAACGGCGGTATAGGCTTCAGCATGACCACGGAAGAAGCCAAGATCGTGACGGCCAGCGGTAAGGTGGTAAGCACGAAATTTGCCGCCGACCAGCCTATTAAAGTGGCTTTTGTGGCCACCGACAAGGCGGGCACTAAATTGCTGATGATCTACGTTAACGGCATACGCTGTGGAGCCCAGGACTATGACAGCACCGACTCGCTGCTTCAGGGCTTCCCGGAACATATCAAAGTATTTTCAGAGGCCGCCGACGTGCAGCTCAGAAACCTGCGAATTTATGGCCGCGCCCTTACCGACGACGAGATCCTTAACAACTACATGGTGGACCGACTGACAGCCACCGAAATGGTGACACTGTACAGGGCTAACGATGTGATGAAGGAAAACGGCGACGGCGTGGATATTGACAAGCTGAGAGCCCAAGGCAAGGCCGTTATGCGCGTCGTGGGCGATGTGGAGCTGGTGAACGAAACCAACGACAAGAAGTTCGAGGTGCGCGTGGACGTGTATTATTACAGCCCATACGGCGCGGCCTATGACTTCGTGGCGCGAAATGTGGGCTTTAGGATCCAGGGCACGAGCTCGACGACTTACCCCCGCAAGAATTACCGTATTTACTTCGACCGCGAGGGCGCGTCGCTGGAGGTTAACGGCGTGGCCGTGCCTTCGATGGAGTATTCCTTCAAACCAGGCGCAAGACCGGTAAAAATATGGTGCTTGAAGGCTGACTTCTCGGATAGCTCCAGCGTGCTGAACAGCGGCGCGGCGCGGATCGTCAACGACGTGTATAAGGAGTGCGACTGGCTGACACCGCCACAAGCGGCCTACAACGGCGACTACGACGTGCGCGTGGGCGTGGACGCTATACCGATGGACCTTTTCTACGACAATGAGGGCACCGGCGTGGCCAACTACCTGGGTAAGTACAATTTTAACAACGAGAAAGCGGAAAGCGGTATCGTTTACGGCTTCGAGGGCATAGAGGGCTACAACGATGTGGACACCCTGGCCGGCCGTCGAAACCCATGTATTTGCCTGGAGTTTACCAACAACAGCGCGCCGCTGGGACTGTTTACCACCACCGACATGACCAACTTCGACGCGGCCCTGGAATTTCGTTATAAAGACGGCGTTAAATGGGCCACCGCCGACGAAGCGGACAAACAGGCCATCGAGCGACTGTGGACCTGGGTGTACTCATGCCGCAACAATTACGCCAAATTCCTGAACGAATACACAGACTATTTTATTAACGACAGCCCCTTCGTGTGGTACCTTATAACGGATTACCTCATGGCCGTGGATAACCGCGTTAAAAATATGATGTTGGCGACCTGGGACGGCTTGCACTGGATGTTCTTGCCGTATGACATGGATACACTGCTCGGACTGCGTAACGACTCCCGCCTGGTATTTGACTACTTGACTATGTGGGACACCTGGGACGCTTCGCAAGAAGCCTACGCCTTCGCCGGCCACGACTCGATCCTGTGGGATCTGGTGCGCGGCTGCGCCTCGAAGCTCAGGAGCGTGGCCACCACCCTGCGCAATAAAATGACGCTGGAAATGGTGCGCCGCGTGTTCGACGTGGAGTTCATGGGTAACTGGAGCGAAAGAATTTATAACAAGGATGGAGAATATAAGTATATAGTGCCCCACCTGGAGATGGGACGTAATTACCTGTATTCTCTCCAGGGATCGCGCGCGGCCCATCGAGCCTATACGCTTGTAAACCGCTTCGCGCTTCTCGACGCTATGTACGTGGCCGGTACTTACCGCGCCGACGCCTTCTCGGTTTATTTCGCTTACCGCTTCAGCCAGGACAACCGCGTGGTGAGCATTACCACCTCGGAACGCTATTATTACGGTTACGGCTACACCAACGGCGAGCCTACACAGATAGCAGTGCTGGCGGCAGCCGCCGGCAGCGTGGTGACGCTGACACTGGCCACCGACCTGATCGTGAACGACCCGCAAAACTTTTACGGTGCTTCTCGTATCGCTGAGCTGGATCTTAACGACGTGGCACACGCCATCGTGGGAACGCTGAACCTTAACAACTGCACCCGCCTGACCAGCCTAAAGGTGAGCGCGTCGCAAAGCACGTTAACGGCGATCCTGGTAAGCCAATGCCGCGCCCTCGCAAACCTGAATATCGCGGGCCTTACCGGCTTCACCACCCTGGACCTGTCTAAGAACGTGAAGCTGGAAACACTGAACGCGGCCAACACCGCGCTGACCGGCGTAACGTTTGCCAGCGGCGGCAACCTGGAAACGGCGACCTTGCCGGCCACGCTGCAAACGCTGGAGCTTCGTTACCTGTCACGCCTGGAAAATAGCGGCATTATTATGCCGTCGAAGGACGCTATTACCCGCCTGGTGGTGGATAATTGCCCGCTGATCGACTGGCAAACGCTGGCGGGTGAGTGTGGATCGCTCCGTTATTTGCGTATTACCGGCATAGACATGGAGGGCGACGGCACGCTGTTACGCTCACTTATGACCATGCAGGGCGTGGACGAGTACGGCGGTAATGTGCAAACTTGCCGACTTGTGGGTACCTACAAGCTCACCCAGTCGATGAGCGACGAGGAATACGCGCAAATAGTGGCCCACTTCCCTGAGCTGAACGTGAAACAGCCGGAATGGACTATTATAAAGTTTGACGACACAGTTAGCGACCCCGCAAATATCACGAACCTGGATAACGGAACCGGCTACGATTATGGCACCGACTACGTGCCCAGTGCACACGTTAACGCCATCCTGGCCGCACGCCACCGCGTGATCGCCAAGAATACAGCGGAAGGCGTTATGACTGTTTGCCGCCTTCTCGACAGCGACGGCCGACGCTACTACGACGGCACGGAGGCCAATACTAAAGGTTTTGCACACCTGGAGAAAGAGGATGAAGGCGACGTGATGTTGTGGGAGCCTCACCGCTGGCAAAAGGGTGTCGACGACTTCGTTAACCATGTGCATTATAGCTGCTTCAGCAGCCTGGCACAGGTGACACCCGCCCCAGGCGTGAAGGTTTACCTCCAGGATATGGAAACGACCGGCGGCAAGGTGGTAAGGACATCGAGCACCTACGAAACGCTGGCCGACGCGCTCTACGATTATGTGGACTTTTCAGTTCACGAAGTGAGCGTGGCGGGCTGGAAGCGTGTACGTTTCCCGGCTATTTCGTCCACCGCCTACGGTGCTGTTTTCGTGGACGACGAAGGCAATATCCTGGGCCGTGTTTCCACCAGCGACGTGCGTATGGTATCAGGCGACTACCTGTTTGCAAATGTGCCACAGGGAGCCACGAAACTGGTATTTACCACCATGAACTCGGCGGCCTTCTCGTTTGTATGGCTTACCAACTCGCTGCGTATCGAGGACGTGGAACCCGACCCGGTGGAGGTGGAACCCTACCTCGTGGGCGTTTACAAGGCCAACACCGACAACCAGCAGATCCGCTCTATATCGGACCGCACCCCCACGGTGTCAACGACCGGCACGGCGTGGCGCAACTGGAGGACACAGCGCGGCACAGGCTGGCAGCTGATCGACTACCGTATGCACCGCGATATTGCAAACCTTTTCTTTGCCAAGTATGGCACACGAAACAGCCAGGCGAAATGCGGTAACGGCTCAGGTGCCAACACTACAAAAACAGGTTACACCGACGCGCTGGGTATGCAGGACACTGTTATGCCAAGCAACGGCGGCAACGGCGGCCAGTACGTGAACGCTGAAGGCAATATCGCAACTTGTACCAGTATCAACGCCCTGGGTTATGAGAACTTGTGGGGCAACATATCGGAATTTTGCGACGGCGTGACCATCAACGCGAGAGTGTGGAACGTCGAGGGCGAAGGGGTAAGACCCTACAAGGCGGCCTCCGCGGCTGGTTATATAACGGCTATAAAACACGGCCGTTATATGGACGTTATCCCCATGGCGACAGCGGGCAGCAGCTCGACGCAATTCTGCGATTATTACAACTGTACGGACAGTAATTCCCGCGTGCTCTATCGCTCGTACAGCAGCGCGAGCGCGGAGGGCGGTGTATCGTGCGCGACCGCGTACATCGATGCGTCGTACTCGTTCACGTACTACGGGTCGCGGCTGGCCTTCAGAGGTAGAATCGTCGAAGCGTCAAGCGTGGCGGCGTTCTTAGCGGCTGAGATGATCTCGTAAAACGATAAACGTAGGCCGGCGGCTTCGGCCGCCTGGCCTTTTCCCTGGTGGACCTTCCCACAATCCCGCGTGCTCTATCGCTCGAACAACAACGCGAACGCGGAGGGCGGTGTATCGTACGCGAACGCGAACAACGATGCGTCGAACTCGAACACGAACAACGGGTCGCGGCTGGCACTCAACAAATGGCAACGCCTTTACAAGCATACAGGGCAACGGCAGCGGGCGACGTGTCGCCCATCGACGACCCAGGGAAGGGAGCCACAGCAACAGCGGCGAAGGTAATTAATATCCTTCACAATGCCGGAAAGCTGAAAAATCACGGCCAGGGGCAGTAGTTTGGTAGGGTAGCAACAGCTGCAGCCGAAGAACTTAGGCCCCGAAAGATTGAAGGCGGAAATTAACAGAAAATAAAAACGTTTTATAAATCAACAAATTATGAAAACTTAGGATTTACGGCGCAAATGAAACGCGAAAAAGGCTGCGACATATTAGCAGAAGTATGCACGGAGGCAAATATCCGCCAATCTGTAACGGCGGTTTTGCGTGGCTCGAAGCGTAAGAACACCAGAGAGGGCCGACGGATAATTAACAATATCGACAAGGTTACGGCCAGGCTGATACACGAAATATCTACCGGCTCCTTCATGGTTTCAGGCTTCACGGAAATGCACATCGTGGAGGGCGGCAAGCCCAGGACGGTGCAGTCGGTCCCGCTCTATGACCGTATCGGGGTGCACGCCATCATGACGGTGATAGAAAGCCACGTTAAACGCCGGTATATACATACCACCGCCGCCTCGATAAAAGGGCGCGGGGTTCATTTTCTTTTACGCCGTATCGTGGAAGATCTGGCCGCGGATCCTGAAGGTATGCGGTACATTTACGAAAGCGACGTTAAAAAATTCTATGAGAGTATTTGCCAGGACTTCATGCTTTACGCGCTCAGGCGGTTTTTTAAGGGTAAAATTTTGCTTGCCATGCTGGAACGCTTCGTCCGCCTCATGCCGTCCGGACTGAGTATCGGGCTAATGAGCTCCCAGTGCTTCGGTAACCTGCTTTTGTCGCTGTATGTGGACCACTACCTGAAGGACCGCAAAGGCGTGAAACACTTTTACCGGTATTGCGACAACATGGAAGCGGCCACGGCGACGAAACGCGAGGCCTGGGCCATCCGGGACATGGTGCACCAACAGGTGACGGCCGCCAGGCTCCAGGTGAAGCACAACGACAGGGTGTACCCTGTCACTGAAGGACTGGACGCGCTGGGCATGGTGATATATCCGGACCATATAAGGCTCAGGAAACGCAACAAGAAGAACGCCGCCCGCAAACTCCACAGGATAAAGAGCAAAAGAAGAAGGCACGAGGTTATATCGTCACTATATGGCCAGTGTAAACATGGTAATTGTAAACACCTATTTTATAAACTTACCGGCATAAAAATGGAAGATTTTGGCAAGAAATCACTGTCGGAACTGGGTATTAAACCAGGTAAACGACGCGAAGGGAAAAAACGCTTTTTTAGGTGCCGCCGGGTGAACGTTAGCAGCCTGGCCGGCGCGACGATCTGTATTATAGATTTTGAGCCTGATATTACTACCAAGTACACACAACGCGAGGCGGCACAGGATCCTACCAAGGAAGGCCGCTACCTGGTACAGGCTCAGGTGCTGAAAATATCACCTAAACAACGCGCGGAAAGGAGTGTTAACAAAGGGGAGGTGGTGAAGTTCTTTACAGGGGTGGAGGATAACTACGACATTTGCGACGGCCTGAAGGAGGCCGACCAGCTGGGTAATAACACCGTGACCGTCGAGGAGGAAAAGTCGGGCGGCTTCCCTATGTACATTTTTGTTTAACACATTATATATATTATAAGACTATGCAGAAAGTTTTTACCGATGTGGCGCAAGTGCAGCTCGTTGAGTGCATATCGCCAAAGCGTAACCGCTGGGCGGTACGCTGGAACGTGAGAGAGGAAGGCGAGGGCGTTTACTCATACATGGAGGAAATTATCGACCACGCCCCGACCGTCGAGGAAGTGAGGCAGCTAATTACCGGCTGGATCGACGAAAAGACGGCCACGAAGATACGCGAGGGCCTGGAATACCAGGGCAGCCTGGTGTGGCTCTCGATGGAGAACCAGGTGAACTACCAGCGCGACTACTCCAGAGCGGTGGCCACCGCCGGGGCTTCTTTGCCTGTCACCGTGAAGCTGGGAACAGACGACACGCCGGTGCTGGTGACGTTTACCACACTGGAGCAGATAACGGCCTTCTATGAGGCGGTGGCGCAACATATAAGCACCGCCCAGGCTGAAGGATGGGAAGAAAAGGCGGCCGTCCACTGGGAAAATTACGTAACTCCGTAACTTTGTAACAGGCCAGGGGATCACGCCAAGTCGTCAAAGACGTGTATCCCCTGGGTCCTGTTCTCTTTGTCTATGTGGGCGTAGATCATGGTCATGGCCAGCGATGAGTGCCCCAATATGTTGGAGAGGGTGGCGATATCGCCCTGGTTTTTCTTGTAATACAGGGTGGCGAAGGTGTGGCGGCCAGTCTTTGCGCTTACCTTTTTCGTGATACCGGCACGGCCGCAGATGGTTTTTAACTTCCTGTTAATATCCTGATCGGTGGGCAGACCGGTAATTAATGGACCCTTTTTCCTTTGACCCTGGTAATACTCTATGAGCTTCAGGGCTGGAACTGACAGCGGCACGGCGACCTGGGCGCGTGTCTTTTTCCTGGAGTAGTGGAGCTCGCCGCCAAAGATGGCCTCGATGGTGAGGGCCCGCGCGTCACTGATGTGCAGCGACGTGAAGCACAGGAATAAAAAGAACCTGAGAACGTCCTGCTCGGCCTTTTCAAGATCTTCACGCTTGTACATGGCTACCAACGCCTTCAGCTCCTCCTCGGTCAAATAGATAATTTTCGGTTTTGGGTGCTTAATCTTGAAGGTGTCGAAAGGGCTGTTAAGTATGTAACCGGCACGGATCGCGGCCAGTACGTAAACCCTTATAACGGTAATGTTTTTCCAGATGGTGGCCTCGCCGTTGCCGATACGCCGCAAGTGGGCGACGTACAGCCGCAACAGCTCCGGGGTGATCTCGTAAAACTGCAGATGTGGGCGGTAGGCCTCCAGCTTCTTTATTATACTTTTGTGCTGCTTGAAGGTGTTGTGGGTGTTTGCCTTCTTGTTTGCCTTCATGTATTCCCAGCAGAATGTTATGAAACTTTGCCCGCTGTTTGGCTGCCTGTAGATAGCAAAAAAAATCTCTTTTGTGAGCTTCATATTGCCCAGGCGGGCACGCACGAGCACGTCGTTGATTTTGGCGCGCGCGTTTTCTATAATTAAATTATGATCGCGCACTATATCACCACGGCCGCGGATCTTCTCGGCGGCCGCGTCCCAGTCGCAAGCCTTTACGGATATATCAAGCGGCACGCGGATCTTCTCGCGGTTCAGGTTGAAAACAGCATAAAGGGCAGCGCAGCCGTCGCGCCGCTCCTCGCTTCGTCGTTTGATGGAAATTATAGCCAT